TTAAAATATTAGAAATAGTTTGATAAGAATTTCCATTGTAATATAAATCAAATATTCTTTCTACAACATTTTTAGTAGAATAATCAATTACTAATTTTTTATCTTCATGTTTATATCCTAGTGGGGCTTGATTTGGTATATGTCCTTGCTTAATCGCTCCTGCTAAACCTATTTTAGTTCTTTCGCTTGTTCTTTCTATTTCATTTTGACTAACTGACATAAGAAGTCTTGATACCATTTTACCATTAGCATTAGTAGTATTTATTTCATCATTAGCACAATCTAAGTAAGCATCATTTTCATCTAAAAAGGTCATTAACTTTTCCCAATCATAAATACTTCTAGTTATTCTATCTAGTTTTAAGGCTACCATAGTGTTTATTTTCTTGGCTTTGATATCTTCCTTTAATCTTTCAAATTCAGGTCTTAAATTGCCTTGTTTAGCACTAATTCCAGCATCTGTGTAATAATCAACAATCTCATAACCTTTAAATTTACAAAATATCTCTAATCTTTCTTTTTGTTCTGGTAAACTAAAACCCTCACGAGCCTGATCCTCAGTTGAAACTCTCATATATAGACCACATAATTTCTTTTCTTCCATTTGTTATCATCTCCCTTTTACAAAGAAAAAGGTGTCAAAAGTATTAAGTGTTTAATACTACTGACACCTCATAAAGTCTAAATAAGTATATAAATTCTCTTTGATTCATCTATTTAACCCCCTTAAATAGATATAAAATCTCTTGATGAATATTCTATCACTATTTTATGAAATGTCAATTATTGCCAAATTAAATGCTTTTTAAATAATCTTCTAACTCTGATAGTTTAATCTTTTGAGATAAATTCTTAATATAAATCTCATTAGAATAATTAAAAACAAGAAATGTTATATCTTTAATAATTATCTTATGTGGTTCTATGTAGGAAAGATTAGTTTTAGCCACCTTATGAATATAACCATTTATAAAAGTAGGTGTAGTATGTGAAAACTCACATATAAACTCTAATCTTTGTTTTAAAGATTCATCAAATGTAATTTCTTGCTTAATAATATTTATCATAAACACCATCCTCTCTTTTAGGATGATTTTTTATAAAACGAAAAAATCAACCCAAATTGAGTTGATATTTATATTAAAGTTCGAATAGTTCGAACAGATTCGACACTGGTGGAGCTGAGGAGAAACTAATCATATATAATTCTTATTTACTGTTATATTACAACAAATATTTGTTTTTTCCTTACAAAATAACCATTTTTGTCAACTTTTTTAATTCAAATTGGTATAGAAAAAATATTAAAAAACACGATAATATTTGACAAAAACAAGACCAAAAGCAAGACCAAAAAATAATCTTGCTTAATCATTAAGTAAAATATAAAACATTAGTTCTTCATCACTAATAATTTCTTCAAATAAAAACATTTATATCACCTCCTAATATAAATGTTCCATTATTTTTTTTTATTTCCTTTTTTTGTTTGAAATTTTTTATTTTATAATCAACTTTTGCCCAGAATATATTAAATTTGGATTGGAAATATTATTGTCTTTAGCTATTTTTTGATATGTAGTATTATATTTTTTAGCTATGCCTGATAAAGTATCACCTTTTTGAACAATATATATTGTTTCTTTATTTGTATGCATAAGTTCATTTACTTTGCTTTGCACTTCTTCATAATTATATCCTGCATTAGTTAAAGCAGTTTTTCTGTCTGCACCATTACCCCATTTACCTTCTAAAACTTCTTGTGCTAATTGTTCTACGCTTTTTTTAGGCTCGGATGGTGTATTTGTATTATTTTCTTTTTTCGTTGCTGTAAAGCCATTTAAACCACAATTTTTCATAATACTAGGATAATCTTTATAGGCATAATCTTGGTCGCAAGTCATTCCAGCAATTTTATTTGTTCTTATATAATTAGTTTTTCCACCAAATTGCCATAATCCACCTTCTGGAGAACTTGGTCTTGATTTGTTCCATTGTGCTACCCATTTATCATAATCTTTTAGTTGATCTGTATACATATAGTTTTTAAACCAGTTTGTATTAGCATAAATTCCTACATAATAGCCTTTGTTTTCTAAGTATTCACAAAAACCTATAATTCCATTAGTTACAGCTTGTTTACCTGCTTTTTTCTGATATACTTTATCTTCTACATCAATATAAATAGGATATTCAAATTGTTTTCCTTTTAAGCAATTGTTATACATATATTCTGCTTCTGTTATTCCTTCTTCTTTTGAAGTAGCTCTTGAAAACCAATAAGCACCTACAGGAATATTAATTTGTTTGCATTTTGAATAGTGATTTTCAAAAGCACTATCTTTTGCTTTTCCTTTAGCTTTACCATAACCAGTATAACCTGCTCTTAATATGGCAAATTTTACTCCTTCTGATTTTGCTTTATCTAGATTCATTTTTGATTGAAATTCGCTTATATCTATTCCAAATAACTTGTCCATTACTTCACACCTTCTTTATTAAAATTACTTAATCCATTAGCCCCCAATGAAATTGTCATTGAACTTAATGCATATAAAACTAAATCTACTAATTTAAAAGTTCCTGTTACTGCATTTACTATAGTTAATAATATAAATGCTATTAAAAAACTCCAATACTTCGTTTTTATTTTCTTTATAAATTTTAAATCTTTTGTAAACTCAACAACCATATATACAATTGTTACAAATGACGCATAAGTCATCAAAACATCCCATGTTATAAATTCATTCATTTACTTCACCTCTCATTTTAATCCTAATTTTATTGTTAAAAATGTAATTATTGCACCAATTAGACCCCCAATTATATATCCCCAAATAGAATCTAATTTTTTTGCTGGTTTATTTTCTATTTCTACAACCCTTTTATCAATTTTATTTACGTCTTCTCTCATTGCTTTCATTTCGGTAGCAATTTCTTTTACTGACACAGTTAATTCATATATATTATCTAATTTACTCTCTAAAGTATCTAACCTTTTTGTATTTGATTTTGAACGTTGCTCTGCTTCTACTATTTTTTCTATATATTTTTCTTCCATATTAAGTTCCATTTCTTTCATTTTTATAATTTAACTCCATATAGTGCAGTTATTTTGACATTATTTTCACCCAATCCTGTACTATTAGTAGTGTCTAATGTTGTACCATAAAGTTTTGCACCAAAATATAATGTTTCATCGTATTGAATTTTTTGATACGCCCAATCAGCTAATACCTGTTTTAATATTGTACACATTTGATAATGTCCATATTGATTTCCAGTGGCAAATACTAATATAAAATCAAAATTATTTACATTGTAATTTAATGTATGCACAGCTTTCGTTGTTATATCAGTAGTATTTAATTTCGTTATTTTCCCCAAACCTGCTTTTACTTCATTAATAGCACCTACTAGATTACTTTTTTCTGTAGTGTTTAAATCAGTTAATTCCCCAATATTAACACTATTCGTATATATTCCATTCTCAATTTTTCTTAGTTTAGTTGCATTTACTGGTGTTTTTTTACTTGGTCTGTTTTCCCATTCTGTTTCTATATATACCATTTTATATCATTCCTTCCTAATTTAGTTTCCAAGAAATTTCATCACTTTTGCCGAGTAATGTGGTTTTTAAATCTCTATAGACAGATGTCTTTTTAAATAAAATTTTATATTGTTTCTATTGTCATATATGCAAAGTTTCCACCACCAAGAGTTAATGTTCCATCTATTGCAGGTGTTATTCGCATTTTGATTATATCTCCTTGCGTTACAGGAATTAAAACAGGTGTAATATTAGAAATTTCTCTAATATTAGCTGTTAAATTATATATTCTATTTACAGCCATAATTTCTGAATTTTTTAATATTTTAAATTGAATATAAGATGTTGTTGTAACACTACAAACAAATTCAAAATTTAAATTTACTTTTATATAATTAATTCCTGTACCTATTACAACTTGCCCATTTTCGTTAACCGACAATTTATTACCTTTCTGTGAACTTATTATTGGAAAACTAACATCATAATTTTGCCATGCTGTTACGTCAAGTGTATTTTCAGTTCTTTTAATAGTTAAACAATTTTTTGTATTTGTTTCATTGATAGCTTTTACCAAGCTTTCTTTAGTTTCGGTATTTAAATCAGTTAAATTTCCAATATTATTCGCATTCTCATCAATAGCACTTTCTATGTTATCTTGCATGTTGTTAAATGTAGTTGCATTTAAATCTGTACCGCCTGTATATGTTCCATCTTGAACTTCATATTCTGTTTCATTTATTGTTACATAAGGCTTTTTTGTAACTTGCGTATCTTCAAATGTTATTTTTTGCATTTATTATCATCTCTTTCTACAATGTATTTTTGTAATTTTAATAAGTCCAATATATCAACTTTACCATCGTTATTTATATCGTATTTATTTTTAAACGAATTTATAAAAATAAGCAAAATTATAACAAATACCAACAATAAATTTACAATATTGTGAATTTTATTACTTTTCATCTTTCAACACCTCTATTTCATGTTTTAAGTCATCTATCATTTGTTGTTGTTCTTGTATTGCTTTATAAGCAACTGCTATCATTGAATATAAATCTATTCCATCATTATTTTGCGTTGTAATTTCTTTTTTGTATCTATATTTGTTTCCAATTACTATTCCTATGTGTTTTTTTTCTTTATCATTTTGTGTTTTAAAGTGATACTTATAAATATCTGTATTTTTTACAATATCTAATCCATTGTTAAACTTTTCAAAATTTTTCTTCAAAGTTGCTCTTGAACTGTTTGAAATGTTATTTGCGAATACATCTCCCACAAAAACAAATCTGGAAGCTTGTGAAGAAAAGTAACAAGCTTTCTGATTACTGACATTCCAAAACTTTCCATATATTCCAAGTATTCTAGTATTATCACTGGAATATACTAATTCTAAAGAGTTATTATTACTCATATATCCATTGCTGTCAGTACCAATTTGCAATTTAACGTTTTCTGTTGTGCCTGTAAAATATGAACCTTTTATTGTGCTACCTTCGATTGTTCCTTTAACATTTACATTTCCGGAATCATCAACTTTAAAGTTTTTAGTATCTATGGTTCCGTTTTCCAAATTTATTTTTGTTCCGCTTGTATTTGAAACATAATTTTTTGATTGAATATTCCCACTTTTGATATTATCAGCATTTAAATTAACAACATTGACTTTTGTAGCATCTATATCCCCTGTTGTAATATTTGAACCATTTATTATTGTGCTTCCCTTGTCTTTTAATTTGGAATTAGTAAATTCTGCAATAGCATCTACATCTAATTTGCCAGATTGTATTTTGACTTTTTCTGGAGAAAGATTTATAGAAGATATTATTTCATCACTATTTGTTTTTTTGGAAACTTCCATATTAATTTCTTCTTCAGCTAATTTTAATTCAGTTTTTGTTGCAAAAGCATCTGTATAAGCATTTTGAATATTGTAAGTTACTTCATAATTTAAATTAAAGCTTTCCATATAAATTTTGTTATAACCTTTATATAATTGAATATTAAATTTTTCTATTTCTTCAATGGATTCATTTGCTAATGGGTGTTTGTTTTCATCTAGTCTTCGTATTATATAAGCATGATCCTTTTCTAAAATAAACTCATCATAAATGTTTTCAGTATAATTTAATTCGAAATATGGTAATTGAATCTTTTTTGTTTCGCCTTCACCCTCGATAATTAAATAACTATCCACAAGGTATAAATCTTCTGATGGATATAATCCTTCAGTATTTTCAATGAAACTTTGAGCTTTTGAAACACCACTTTTAGATATTCCACATTTTGAACTTTGTTGTCCTAATTGTTCTTCGGATGGAAATAAATAATGAATATCTCCGTAAAATTTCAATTTTGTTAATCCGTTTTCATACGAATTTTCAGTTTCAACATAGTTAACTCCAGTTTTTGTTTGCGTTAAACTGTTAGTTTCAATTAAAGCTGTTATTTGTTTTTCTTGTTTGTTAACATCAATCTGCACATTGGCCAATGCTTCAGCTAAACTAATATCTTGTTTATTTTTGATTTCTTGTTCTGTTAAAGCAGGGCTTTGAATAACGCTTGAAAAAGTTCCATCATAAGTAAAATTATGTTTTAACACATAAGTGTCAAAATATTCTGTATCACTTATATAGATTCTTATTTTATTTCCAAGTTTTAAAAATGGTTTTCCATAATATGTTGTTAATTTGCAGTCTACATATTTCATGCCTTTAACTCTATTCCAAATAGAATCAATTGCCTGTTGTCTTAATTCGGCATTATGCAATATATAATCATCGCTAATAGTTATTGAATGTTCACCATTTAATTTGATACTTTCTTCGTCTTTAATTGTTACATTTTCATCATCAATTTGACTATTTTTAATAATCAAACAATTAATAGGTCCACATATAACCTCTCCACCTTCAACACTGCTATAATCACTTTTATAGAAAATATAATCAGGTTCCTCATTTTGACTTAACCAGCATAAATCAATTTCATTTGTATCATTATCTATATCAACAAATGAACAAGATATTTTTGCAATAGTTTGCAATACTGTTCTATTCTTTTCTCCATTTGTGAATGGATTTGCAACAATAGGAATTGTACTATTAATAAATTCTAACGATTTTGGTGCTAACCCCAAATTAGTACATACATCTGCATATAAGTCTGATAAAGTCTTATCTCCTGTAGAATAATTAATATTGCATACATACTTGCTATCAAGATTTGTATATAAATCAGAATATGCTGTTATTTGACTCATATTTGCTGTTATTTCGTTATTTGGGCGTTCTACTCTATATTTTCCTGTATTAATATATTCGTTGCTTAAATCAGCGTATTTTACGCCAATTTTGGCATATATTGATTTATCATTTAAATTGCTTTGTATTGCTACAAATTTTGCTTTTAAACATTTTGAATATACAGAACCAATAATGTTACCATCTACATAACAACCACTATCTATTTCAAAACTTTGTAAATTATCTGATTGTGATATTGGTGTATCTATACCATCTACTACTATTTGACCTAAACGATTTGCGTTTGCTCGATTTTTACATTCATTTATAAAATTTGTACTTATCATATCCCACCTACAATTCTATTACTGCTTGAGATGCAGGATTATATAATTCTATAATTCCATCTGGTGTTATATATGGAAGCATGGATTGTGCAGTTCTATCTCCACGATAACAAGTTATATTTTGCCATTTTTTAGTAAATGGGTTTAGGAAATCTACACTTAATGTTGGAGCTTTTATTATTTCAGCATAGAAGTCTACAACTTCATCATCTGTAAGTGGTCTACTTACTAAATCAATTCTCCATTTAGTGTTTATTACATTAAGTACCATAGTACCATCTGCATTAGTAACGTCACGACCACTATTTTTAGATACGTCATACCAAGATATTTTTGTATTGTTTGATAAATATTTAGATATATCTACACCATTTAATTTAATTTTCGATACTACTAGTACAGGACCTGCTAGTACATATTTATAGCCATTTGCGGTAAATTCTTTTATCATAATTTCACCATCTTTCAATTTTCCCTTTGAAAGAAAGTGCTACACATGTTATAATAATGTTAACTTGCTAGTACAGAAGTTTAGAGAGGAGTATATATGAAAAAGGTACTATTAATTCTTGCTTGTTGTATGTGTTTGTGTGGTTGTGAAAATAAGGAAGAAGAATTTAAACGAACAGAATGCATTAATCAATCTAAAGGAGAAGTTACAATATGGACACTATTCCACGATAGTAACAAAATTTATAAAATAAAACGTGAATCTAAGAAATACTACAACACTTTATCTGAACTAAAAGAAGCAGAGCAATCCGCAAATGAGCATTACAATTTTATGAAACAAAATTATGAGGAACAAGGCAATAATGTATCAATTAACATTGCAAAATCTGATCATTCATTAATTCAACAAATTGCATATGATTGCAAGGAAAATGGTTTCTTTGCTAACGTTGGGTGTAATTACCAAGATGAACTAAATGAATTTGAAAACGACCTCATAAGTTACACTTGTATAGAAAGAGAATAATTAACAAAAATTTTAATATGTCGGTATATTAACAGGGCAAACACCAGTTTGCTTTGTTTTTTGATTTATACCGTTTATTGCTGTATCGACTATTATTCCTTCGTCAGCATGAACATTAATTTCAGCTATTCCTCCACCATTAAACTGACTCATTGCACTGAATACTGCACTATATATAGAACTAGCTATTTGTGATTTATTTAATATTTCTGTTTTACCATTTGCATTTCCTAGTATCTCTGGACCATTTTCTCCAGCAAAAACTAAACTTCCATGACTTGGAGCACCACCATTTTCATATTGAGGTATATCTTTCCATGAATTACCAGAAAATATTCCACCATTCTTTTTGAATAGTGTGCTTAAATTAATATTAATACCTAATTTTTTAAATGGTTTTTGTATTTTTTCTATTAACTGATTAACTACACTTGTTGCTTTGGTAGTATCTGCACTTAAACCTGAACCCAATTTAACTCCATTTAATTTTAGTTCGTTTTTTACTCCTTCTAAATTTTTCCTAACATCTGAATCTACTCCGTAACCTAGTTTAGATAGATTAGCGTTTATTTTATCATAAAGTTCATAACTTTCTTTTGAACCAAATTCTTTAGAATTTACTAAATTTGTTAAAATATTATTTAGGTATGTTGCATAACTATCTTTTAATTCTTTCATGCTAGATGCTTTGCTTTGATTTACTGCTTTAATCGCTTCTGCAGCACGTTTATACTCTTCCGATTCTTCGCCATATTCTCTCTTCATTTTTGCAGCATGTTCGCTTATAACATCTAAATTGTTTTTTGATGTGGTTTCTATTTCTTGCATTCCTGCTTCGTATGTATTTGAGGCGAGGTTAATTGAACTTTCTAATTCATCATAGCTTTGTGCTGAAAGATCAACATTACCAGCCAAATTTTCAAAAACCACTTTTTTCTTTGAAACTAAATCTGCCGTGTTGTTAAACTCGTTGTACATATTAGTTAACTCTTTTACATATTGTTCTTGAGTTATTTTTCCATGTTTTAGTTTTTCATCTAAATCAACAATTTTATTAATATAGTCCTCTGTATATCCTTGTTCAGCAAGTTGTTGTTTTTTTGCGTCTGTTATAATTTGTTGTGTTAATTCATCTGACATTATTCCCTGTTCTTTATATTTAAGAACTATTTTTGTAATTGCATCTACTGTTGCTTGCCCACTGTTTTCTGACGCTGTTCTCATTGTTTCAAGTGAAGAATTTATTTTTGATATATCATCAGCCGTCACAGAATATTGATCAGTATTCATTTGAGCAATTAATATGCCCATACTTTCATTTGCGTTTTTATATGCTGTATCATTTCTTTCTATTAATTCTGTATAACTTTCTATACTTGCAAGATTGCCTGTTATTGTTCCTACATATTCTTTAAAAGCATCTGTATAGCTTGTAATATTTATTCCTTTATCGCTAAATAAGCTTTCGCCAAATACCATTTGATTTATTAAATCTTTGTTTTCTTGATAAGCTTTAATAACTGCTTTCAACTCTTCATCGCTAAAAATATTTTTATAATCTTTTATGCTATTATGTATCATATTAGCAAGTTCTGTATTTCCATCTTTTAGAGCTTTTTCATACATTGCAATTTGTTTCATATAACTTAAGCCTAAATTTTCAAGATTTGCTTTATTTTGAGCGTCAACTTGACTTGCTGTCGAGAATATATAATCCCATGATTCAAATAAATCTTTACCATCAGTAAATTGTTTGTACCAATCAGTTTTTGATACTAATTCAGCTAATCCCAAACCACCTGCTACGGCAATACTCAATTTTCCAAAATTTGTTCCAGCTATTGTTTTTATCACATTTTTAATATTTTTTAAATTAGTAAATATTTCTCCAAGTTTTTTTATCAATTTATAGCCTATAATTGTTTTTATTATTATATCTGCATGATCTAAAGCAAATGTTACAACATCTTTTATTTTTTTTGCAAAATCCATTATTTTTTTGAATCTTGTTTCACCATCTTTTAATTTAAAATTAACCTCTCCAGTCAATGGATCTATTTCTTTTGTAAACCCTAACCATTCCATTATTCTATCTCTAATTTCTGTAGCTTTCATTCGTACTTTATCCATACCATTGTCATAACCTGTTATGGCATCTAATAATCGTTGGTCTATTCCACCACTTACAGATGTACCACTACCACTATTGTTATTTTCATTGATATTGTGAATTTCATCAAATCCTAATGTTTGCCTTTTTAATTCTTTTACTGCTTTACTAGCATCATCTGCACTATCTGCAATTCCATCATAAATACCCTCTTGGCTTGCTATACCGGAATTGTAATCTTTTAATTCGATACCAAACATATCTGCAATTGCTTTTGAAACTTCTTTAATTACCATTAGTATTGCATTTGCATATGGTAATATTTTAGAAAACGTTCCTATAAAGAGACTAGATAAAGCAACTTTTGCTTCTACTAATTGCTGTCTAAATATTTTCAATTGGTTTGAAGGAGATTCAACAGTATTAGCAAAGTCACCCATTGCTATTTGTGCTTGCTTCATTGTTGCTAAATATCTTAATATTTCTTTTTCTGCTTGAGACATATTTTTTACAGATTCTGTTATTCCTAACGATTCAGCTATTGGTTGTAAGCTAGATTGAGTAACATCAATTCCATAGCTTCTTAAAGGTTTTGTTTGTCCAGCATACACCCCTGCTCTAATTGCCTCTGCTGTTGTTTTTTCTGTTTTGTTATATAAAGATGCTAAATCATAAGTTAATTTAGTCATCGTCTCAGACATTATAGATGAATACTTATCTTCTATACCGACAGTTTCACCCATTGATTCAAATATACCTTGCATATATAATGTCTGTGTTTTATTAGTTCCAAATGCTTCATTTAATTTATATTGAAATTGTAAAGCAGATTTACCTAATTCAGAAAACATCTGTTTTCCATTTTTTTCAGTATTATCAAACACAACATTAAATAAGTTTAACTGTTCTGTATAATCGACCGCTTCATTCATCCAACCTAATGCAGTTGTTGTTAATCTTTTAACGCCTGCGAATGTAAAAATTTTTTTAAAAGCATTCCCAAGTTTATCAGCACTACTAGTTGCTTTATCTGTTGATTGTTTTAATTGATTAACATTTTTAGTAGCATTTGTTGTCGTTTTATTTATGCTCGATTCTGCTTTTTTTTCAATACTACCTAACTCTAAATATATATTTGTTAATACATTCTCAACATTAGTTAAACTTTTTACTAAACTTTCAACACTTGCTTTTGCTTCTTGTGCTTTTGATTTAATTTGTAATTCTAATGTTTGTGAATTATCCATTTATTTTTTCACCTACCTCTTCGGTTGTTCCCTTTTTGGTAGCGCTATTTTTTCTTATTGCATTTACTTGAGCAATTCTTGCCTTTACATCTGCAACATTCATTTCTATTCGTTTTTTCTTTTGCTCTTCAGTAGCTTCTGCCCTTTCTTCAAAGCCGTATGGTTTTTCAGAATATTTAACTTTTTGTTTGCTGAAAGCATTACATAAAGCAACTGTTATAGCTTCATGAAAGTATGCTCCTTGTAGCCACGCATTATTATTAAATATTTCTTGTTCAGTTTTTATCTTTTCAAAATAAGAAAAACGGTATGCCCAGAATAGGTCTGGGTCATCTTCCCAAAACTCTTTCACAGACATACCGTATGTGATTGCCATAGGTAACAAATTATAAAACCAATCTGTTAAGTTTTTATATTGTTTGCCTTTTTCCTCTTTGTCGTTGTCTATTCCCCGATTATCTCTAGTTCCTCGTCGTTCTCCTTCGAGTCTATATCGGCTAGGGCACGCATAAAAGCTTGGTATTCCTCAATTCCAAATTTAACAACTTTTGCTGCTTTTTTACCACTTTGTTGATATGTATCCATTAACTTAAGTGCCAAATTTGGATTTACATCTTTATGATTAGCAATAAACAAACTTGTCCATATTAAATCATAAAATGTAATTGGTTTTCTATCAAACTCTTCAATACTAAATCCCATAGCTTCAAGCCATTTAATACTATCTCTAGTCATTTCTAAAGTATAATCTTTATCATTTATTTTTAATTTTAATTTTCTCATTGTTTTTCCCCACTTCCTTTAATTATTCAGTTGCTATTAATGCAGTAACTTCTGTTGATGTTTTATCAGCAATTTGTGTACTTGGAACTGTATGTAATGTACATTCAATTACACCACCAACTGATACCTCATTCTTCCAAGTTTGACAAATACCTGTATATAAAGCACCTGTTCCATCTGGATATTTAATTAAAATATCTTTTGCTGTATTATCACATACTGTTTTTACAGCTGTTAAATTTGCTTCACTATAGTTATAAGTAAAGTCCATATCTCCAGTATCAGGTCTATCTGGAATATATACTTTTGATGGATCACTTGAAGTTGTTATTTCAACTGTTCCACCTGCTTGTCCAGTTGCTGGAGCACCTTTAACTGCTACTAATTTTTCTTTTGGGAATTTTGTTTCAGCTGTTTCTTTTATTCTGATTTCAATACCTAAATCTAACATTATTTATTCACCTCTCATTGTAATTTCCCTTACAATTTGAAGTGCTACATTCGTTTAATTTGGATAAATAACTAAATTATCTAATCCATATTTTGTATCTAATTTTCCAGTTATTTTAACTATATTTCTATGTACATTAGAATCAGTATTTAATGCATCTAATTCTGTTTTAATGGTTACATGATAATTGTTTTTAAAATAATCAACTACTTGTTCGGTAACTTCATTGCAAATAGTTCTTTTTGATGTTTTTCCACTTGCCATTGAATAAACATTTATTTCAATACCAAATGTATAAGTTTCTTCTCCGTAACTTAAATTATTATATTTATTAGTTACTGGAAGTAATTTAACTGGCACTATAGGAAATACTTTGCTTTGTTGTGGCATTGCTTTTGTAACTGTTGGTTTATATATTGATTTTTCTTCAACATATTGTTTTAATTCTGGAAAGATTTTATTTTCAAATATATTTTCAACTATCAATATAAATCACCTACTGTCTTTCTTATTTCAATGTCAACAATATCTCCTATTTCATCTTTAATATCTTGAAATGCACTATAGAACATATGCCTACTTGGTAAACCTTTAGTCCATCCATAAGTGCCATCTTCTTTAGGATATATCCATCCTTTTTCACCATGTTCATTAACATCATATTTCCATGATTTAAAAGGTCCATCTGGATTAGGATGTGGATTGTTAGAACCTACGATTCCTGTACCCATTTCATTAAAGATAATTACCATATCATGAGTCCATACTCTGCCAGTTTTTGTATTATCGTCATATTGCCACTGTATTTGGCCTGTATGATTAGAAATACCATTGGCATAGCAATACTCTAGTACTTTGTTATACATCATTTCTGTGGCGTATTTAATAGCATTATCAACGCCTTTCGAATAAGCTTCTTTATATTTATTTAGAAACTTTTTTGCTTCCTCTAGGCTTTTCTTCGATAGTTCCATCGTTAGAAGTGTTTTCATCTTCTGATTTACTCTCTTCTATTTTTTCTTCTTTAACAAGTCTATAACCCGCTTTAATAAAGTCATCTCTTGTTTTTTCATCAAAAACTACTATTCCATTTGTAAATTTGTACATATTGCACCTACTTTCTTAACCCCATTAAACTTGCATTATCAACACCAATACTAATCTCGCACATTTTCTTTGTTATTTCTTTTTGTAACATTTCCGGTGTTATTATCAATGGTTCTAAAATTGATTGCATCGCATCAATACTAGATTTTTTGTTTATTTTATCTTCATCTATATATGCACATACCATTGTTTTATTTTTACAAGTTTCATTTTTAGGACATTTCATACATTTAGGATTTGTAAAACTAATTGTTTCCATATAATCCCTACTTTCCTGTAAGTTTTTCAAAATATATAATTATAACTGAATTACCATCTCTTGGTGGTAATAATCTATAGTTAGCATTATCTCCATGTTCTTCTTCTCCATCAGGTGTAGCACCATCAAGATAAGCCACATCAAATTCTTTAAATTGACCTTGATATGATATGGGGATAACTGCTTTTTTCATAATACTTGCTTTTTCTCCAAACTCTGCAATATCGGCATCGGTATTAACTGGTTGATAATTAAATTTATATGGTTCACTATTTGGTTTTTCATATACATTAATTTCATTACCTTCAATGTCTGGTTGTGTACCAACTTTACTTGCTATATAAACATCTTTAACCCAATCTTTAGGATTAGCTTTCACACTTATCATTTAGGGATACCTGCCTTTGGAACTAGTTCTCCTAACAAATCGTTTGATAATAGCGATGTTAAAAATTGAACTGACAATCCGTTTTCGCTATAAGATTGATATCCAACTCTTTCCATAGCTTTGTATAATTCAATAGCACATCTTGTTTGCCAATTTGCTAATCGTTTGTTGTTTTCAGCATCTATTGTTGTTTTTGTTAAATCATAAGGATAAAGTGTATTTAGAGCCACAATTTCTGCGTCATCTAGTTTTAATTTAAACACTTCATCTTTTGTGTCATCAGCTACATCACCTAAGACTTCTAGTCGCATTTTCTTTAATTGTTCTTCTTGACTCATAAATACACTTCCTTACTTAAAAAGATTTATTAAGCAGTAACCGCTTTTGTATTAACTGGATTTGTTGTAGTATTAGTTACATTAACTTTTACTTCCTTAGATGGTTTAGTAAATGTTGTATTTAATCCAGTAATTTTTCCGTGGAACCATTCTGGACCGTGGTCTAATCCAATTTGACCAAAGATTTGATATTTAGTTCCTGCTCCTGTTTTTGCTAATTCTTCTAAGAAGAAATTACCTTTAGCTGGAACTGGTTGTTCTACTGGCCCAATTACTGATGGATTAATTGCTAATACTGTTCCTGCTGGAATAAATTCGCCTATTGCTAAATGAACTGTTGTTCCAACTGGTAATATTAAATCTCTTATTTGAATTCCATAGGCACTCATATAAGCTTCTCCAATTGGCATTTTCATTTCTATAGCATCACCATGTAATTGTAATAAGTTAACTGAATTCATTAATAATACAATATTAGAAATATCTCCGCCATTGTCATTGATTTTTTGAACTAAATCATTAACTAACCACATATCTAATGGAGCATTAACTTTACTATCGCCTTTGCCACTTTCAGCACTAATTACGTTAGTAGTAATTGCAGCTACCATACCTCTTGTTTTATTAATTGTTGCGTCAGTTGTTGCTTTATTATAAGTTCCTTGAATAAATGTTTTTTCAATACTTCTCTTGATTTTTTCCATCTTTCTTGCAACTTGGAAAGATAATTCATCTTGTGGATTAGCTTGTTGACCTGCTAAGTTAACACCACTTAATGTTGCCATATTTGATTGTTTAGCGTATGAAATAGCAACTGATTCCATAAATATTTGAGTAACATTACTCATTGGGCTTCTTGTTACAAATGTTGCAGTTGGAGCTGTTAATGAAGCTGTTTCACTTATTTCTGGTATTGCTCCTTCTTCACTTGTATAATATTGTCCACATACGAATTCTACTGAATTTGTATATTTAACTCTTCCACTTATCATATTTAAAAATGGAGTTTTTGTATTTGCTTTATTGTATAATAATCCTGAATAGTTAGGACAACTAAAGCTTTGTACTGTTTCAGCACCTGTCATAAAAATATTCACCTCGTTTAAAATTTCTATCCCTTTTTTCTAAACGAGTGCCACACTTTACTTATTTAACTTTTTTTCTTGTTCTGCTTTGAAAATTTGAGTAGTTAATTCAGTTTGTTTCAAAAAGTCCTTGTCTTTAATTGCTTGTTCAAGTTCTTTTTGTAACTCTGCCACCTTATCTACAGGATTAGCACTTTGAGTACCACCTACTGGTTTTGGTGTGCCATTTAACAATTCTGTAGTAGTTTCATTTTTAGTTTGCTCTTTTGTTTTATTTAATAATGTAATAAAATTATTTGCTAATTTTACTGATTTATCGCAATCTTCACTTATGATATTTTGTAAAGTTTCTTTTAATTCAGTATCTTCATCAGTAATTTTAATTCCATTATCTAAAAATAAACCTTTTACTGCTAATTCACTTGTTTTAAGTGCATTAGCTTTCTTATCTACTTCCAATTTTTTTAACTCTGCTTCTCTTTTTTCATCGTCAGTCATTTTTGATTTTCTGAAATCATCATATTCATTTGATAATGTAGAATAGTTGCTCTCTACTGTTTTATATTTAGCATTTAAATCATTATATTTATCTTTCGGAATCATTAATGTTGCTAAACTTTTCGCAATAGCATCAACTCTTTCTTCATTAGTTGTAAGTGTTTCATCACTTAATACTTTTTCGATTTCTTCTTTCATTTCTATACCTTTCCCACTCTTATGTTTTTATGGATGTCACATCTCATCAATTGAGTGTTGTAGATTTATGCTCTCTACAATAAGCAAATTTATATAAACTGATAAATCAGTTCGTATACTAAATGGTTGGGAAGACAGGATTCGAACCTGCAACCTCTTGAATCCAAATCAAGGCTTCTACCAAATTGAATTACTTCCCAATATGGACCGGTATATCAGATTTGAACTGATACAAAATGCTTGGAAGGCACTTATGCTACCAATTACATCAATACCGGATGGCAAATCGACTAGGATTTGAACCTAGACAAACAGTTTTGGAGACTGTTATGCTACCAATTACATCATCGAAATATAAAGTTGTTAGTTAATTAAAACTAAACTAATCTTTCTATGGTCTTTCCTTCATCATTCATTAGAAATATATTTTTATATGAATAGTTAATACAATTATCGTTAGTAAACTCTCCGATAACAATATTAGTTTCTAAGTCGTTTTCATATTTTATTTGTAACAATTCATCTTTGCGATTTTTTCTATCATTAATTGGAATAATTCTAGTTACAGATTTTATATTATTTATATAAGTTATTTCTTCATTTATAGCAACTTCTGTACTATCTTCAATTTCATATTTTTTTGTTCTAACTAATTTTAATATCATTTCTACCTACCTACATCTATCTAACTAACAACTAATATGGTGCCGAAAGTAAGAATTGAACTCACAACCTACTGCTTACAAAACAGTTGCTCTACCAATTGAGCTATTTCGGCAAAATTCCAAAGGCTTCTAAAGTTTCTTTGGCTTGGGCTTACTTATAAGGCTTTATAGAAGTTGTACTTCCTTCAAAGTTTCTTATAATGCCTATTTATTAACCTCTCCAGACTCATCCTTTGAGGCAGATGTCGTCTTATTAAGACTTCCATCGCTATTCTCGTTGTTTTGTTTTATTTGTTTATTTGCTTGTCCAACAAATAATTTAATCCAATTTTCTATACCACCATAGAATTCCATTGATTTATTAAATGTTTCATTTGGATCACTATATAAACCACTTGTCGTCATAGCAACATCTGGTGATATACCACTTTGAATTTGATTCATCATACCTTGTGATTTAACTAAGAAATTATCTGATTTATTTCTTGTAAATTTTTGATCTATATCTTTTAATGTTAATGTTTTAATTTGACTATTTGGAGCAAGTCTACATATTCTTAAAATTAATTTAAGTTCTGGTTTAGAGCATCTTTTAAATTCCATTTCATCGCCATCTGCTCTTGCGTCAGCCATTGTCCAACCTTCCCCTAAATATCTAGCTTGTCCTGTATCTCCACCGCTTGCTTTATCACTATTTTTAGGAATACCCACAATATTTAAAGCAGTATTGAATAATCTATCATGTAATACTTTTGTATTATCGTGTTTTATCTCATTTGATATTAGTTTTAAATCTGCTGGCCTACTTGGATCTGATGTTGCGATTTTAATTGCTCCTAAATCAAGTAATCCTTCATAATCTTCTCTATCAATATCTTGATTAACAAATACAAGTAAGCTTTGTATAAATTGTTCTAATCCGTCCATTTCATCAGATGTAATTCTATTTAAATTATTTAATATATCCATAACTATTTCGATAATTCCTATTCTTGATTTATTTAAGTAATATTCAAATATAGGAATTTCATTTAATATAGTAGGTTTTATAAGTTTAACCTCAAATGCTGATGCAACACTCGGACTAGTCATTTCATAATAAGCATTTTTCGTATATACACTACCTTTTATCGTGTAATCCTTAACACCTCTCGTATAAGTACAACCAAATAGTTTCTTATGAGGTAATCTACTAGAATAAACACAAAATGTTGTTTTACTATCAAGATTTTCTATCATAAAAGGACTATCTTCATTTATATCCGGAAGAACTAATCTATGTCCTATTCCTGATATATATAGGTCTTCTGCTAATTCAGTGTCTTTTGGATATTTATCCTCTGCCAACATGTAACTATTTAAAGCCCCTACTTCTTCATTAGCAATATCACCACGTTGTACATACTGTATTGGTTTACCAAAAACAAATGACTTTTTAAATTCAACCATAAAATAAGCATTATTTTCTACTACTTTGTTATTTATAGTTGGTCTTACTTCTTTAACTTTATCTAAAATAGGTTGAAATCCTTTGTAGTAATTTTCTAAATAATTAATTTCCCTTGAATTTTGTAAATGAGCACTAAATACGTCATTTAATATTTGTGTAATTGTTTGTTCGTTCATTTCTTCTGGTTCATAATCTGCATAAATAATATGTCTGCCAAATAGTCTTACTTCATCTTGAACCGGCATTACTGGTTTATCGGTAGGTATTTGTGCATTTGTATTATCATCAACTGGTGTTTCAGTTGTTTTTACTTCTTCGTTTTCCATTAATTCACCATCTTTCATACTTTGGTATTCCCAAAATATAAAATAAGGGAACACAACAATAAAAAATAAATTCTTACGGTTATGCTCCCGTGTAGCACTAAACGGTCAATGAAGGGAAAAACTAGACCGTTCGCTACATTTATACATTATTAATAAAAAAATTGTTAGTTATGAAGTATAAAAGTCCAACATAAATTGGACTTATTTGTCAAAAAGGTCGTCTTATAGCAACCGGTTTAGATAAAGTTCCTTTACCAAAAATAATTTCACTTGCATACATACATACTGAATCAATACCATCATCATGCACATTTGGTTTATCAAAAGAGTATTTAGTTATATTATCCATCATTCTGCCAATATCAGTATTTGGTCTAACAATTGATTTATCAGGAAATACAATTTGTTTTTGAACAATACCACGATTATTCTTTATTCTTTCTTCTTTTTTAACAGTGTTATATTTTTCAATAATAGTACACCAATATATACCTCTAGCATGTAATCTATCTTCTAATAGTCTTTTTAATGAAGTATCAATGTTATTTTCAATTACTAATGTTGTAATTCTATATTCAATTATTTTTTCAATTATTTCACCATATAAATCATCCATTGGTTTTTGTTTATAAATAGCTTCAATTAAATAATGATTACCATTATTATCATTTTTAAATATTGGCATAGATACATTGTCTTTCCCTTTACGAGCTGTATCTAATGTTGCCATTGAATTTGGTGTTAAATGAACATTTAATAATTCTTCATTTGTATATGTTCTAATACATTCCCATGCAAATTCTCTTCCTGTAGGTGCAATAGGATTTTGTTGATATACGCAACTAAATAAAAATGGATCTGTATTTTGTTCAATTTGTTCTGCTATTTGTTGTGGATACACTTCACTACAAGTTGTTTTGTGATTTTCATCAAGCATTGGCACACGAATAACTATCGTTGATTTATCTTCACTTTCCATAACATAAGGATTGTCAGTTGGTTGTAATGTCGATATTTTATTTCTGTCTTCAATGATTCTATTTAAAATGTCTTCCGGTGTCCACTGAGTACCAACAAATATAAATTTACACCTTACACCATCACGTCTATTCCACCATTCAGTATTCCACTTATCATATATTCCTCTATGAACACTTTCACTATTTGCTTCTTCTGCTCCCTTTGTCATATCATCAAATATAATTGCAAATGAAGCTCTTTCTCCAGTAGTTGAACCGTTACGAGTTCTTGCTATATGATTTGATTTAGGAACATTAGCATTTTTTATCTTCCAGTCTGATTCTCTTTCTACCTCAAATGGCTTTCCATTATATAATTTGAACAAAGGAAATATTTCAGCAAATTCAGGGCTAGATATTATTCCCTTAACAGTTCTACTAAAACCTAAAACTAATTCATCAGAATAAGACATTCTTATTACAGAATTATTAATACTTATACCATAACCCCAAGCAGTAAATAATGTTGCTAAATAAGATTTACCCATTGATGGTGGATAAGATACTACTAGATATTGCAATCTATCATCAAAAGCAATTCTATTTAAAGCATCTACATATGGCCTTAATACATTTCTACGATTTGCTAATACCTTTCGTGGCATATTCCACTCTATATAATCAACAAAGCATTCAAAGTCCCTTCTCGCGCAAAAACAATAGGCTCTTTTATAATAATCAAAAAAGAGAGCCATATTTTCAATTTTGCTCCCTTCAATTAATTTATGTAATATTGGAATTAGTTTAGTCTTTGCTACTTTAACACTACCTAATTCATTTTGTTTATACATTTCTTCAAGAATACTCAAAGCACTATTACACCAATCTAATTTATCGTGTTCTTTCATTTTTGATGATTTAAGAACATTTAATATATCTATAAAAGTACTTTCAAGTGTTGTTTCTTGCTTCTTTATTTGGATTTTATCTCCAACTTTTATCATCTAATCACTCTCTCTTTATATTTCCCTAGAGAGTGCTACACTATTTTATATTATTTTAAATTAAACATTTTTAAGATATCATCACCAGCATATGTTGTTGGTAATTTACCATCCCACTTTTCAATGAATTGTTTCATTAACACTTCATCAGTTACATTTTGTTTTAATAATTCGTTTGCTTTATTTGTTGCTTCTGCTTCTACAACTTTTTTCTCAGCTTCAACTTTAGCTTGCTCTAATTCTTGTTGCGCTTTTAATACATTTTGTTCTGCTACTGCTTTCTGCTCTATTGCTTGATTATATGCTTCACTAAAATCAAAATTATTAATTGCAACAGATACACTGTTAATACCATAGATTTTGATTCTTTCATTTAAAGTATTATTTACGTCTAATGATATTTCACTTCTTTTTGTTACTAATTCTTCTGATGTATATTTAGATATAACACCTTTAATAGTTTCTTGAATTGCAGGTTCTAATATTGTGTTTTTGTAATTAGTTCCTACTTTTTTATATAAATCTGTTACCTTAGTTCCATCAATTTGATAATTAATAGAAACTTTAATATTATTAACTATTTGCATATCCTTAGTTGATGTATTTAATAAATCTTTGTTTTCATACTTTTGTACTTTAATATTTATTCTTTCTATTTTATCGATTGGTGTTTTAAAAATTATTCCTTCATTTGTTGTACTACCAACTATTTTACCAAATCTTGTTTTAACGCCAATTTCTCCTGTTTGTATTATTGAAAAACAACCAAATAGTATTATTAATAAACCACTTAGACCAAATAACATTCTAGGTCTTATTTTTATTTTTTCCTCTTCTTGATCATAACCTAACAATAAAGTTATTACTACTGTTAAAATTATACTAATTATTATTAAAAACATATTGTCCCTCTATTCCTTTGACATTTCTATAACTATATTAGTGCCTTTTTTTACGCATTCAATAATATACTTATCTAATTCTTGTTTTACTTCTAATGTTCTTTTATTTGTAGGATATTTAGCCACTATAATATTGTTATCAGTTACTAAGACGTTCTCTAATTCTGTATCAACAAAATAATCTTTATCGACACCTAATTTAGTTGTAATTAATTCTACTAATTTTGGTTTAGGTTGTTCTTGATTCTCTAATACTCTTTTAATATTATCTCTATAACTGTTACCTACTAAATTGATAAGTTCATCACTTGTCATTTTCTTTTCTTCTAATAGTGATTTTAATTCATCACCAATAACTGTTTTAGGGTTTCTTTGCCCTATTCATAAAAATTTTACCATTCCTGTAAATTTTTTATCTTGACTTATAATTAACATATTATTCATTTTCTTTTCCTTCTTTCCTTAAATATTCTAATTGACAATTAATTTTGAAAATAACATTTTCTATATCTTGTGTTGAATAATTTTCTTTTTCATAACTCATTTTCAAATTTTGTTTGCGTTTTAATTCTCTCTCCAAATAATCAATTATATGTGTTTTTACTGGTTCTATCTGAATTGAGCCATCATCATTAAATACAATAAAATCACACTTCAACAAATCTTTGTTTACTCTATACCAACTTATATCGTTTGTTATCGATGATTTGGCAAAGCCTAATGTTGAATATGTTTTGCCATTTTTGCTGAATCTACCATCTCTAAGTCTAAATAAACCATTTTCACGATTTTTAATCTTTACACCTAATATCATTGCTTGCCTACTTTCTACCAAATATATCTTTCAACAATCCAAACACTAAGGCACATACTAATCCATGCCAAAATGTCCATGCAAATTTTATACCAAATGCCCATATTATTAAATTACCTAATCCCCAAAATATAAGGGCCGATAAACTTAATAAAATAGCAATAATTAGTATTGTTCCTAATCCGATTAATAAATATTTCATCTATTCACCTCTATCAAAATGTTCTTTTAATTGACCATTTTTCATTCTTACATATTTGCTTATTATATTTTTATAATTAATTACAAATCCTTCAACATTTCTGTTAACTTTGTTTGTATATTTCTCATAAATACTATCTAGTTGTTCTTTATTTGGCAAATTAATCAATTCTGTAACTTCTGGTACTATTCCAATAAAATTAGGTATTTCTTGACTTACAAATGGATATATAAATAATTCATGGTCATAAATTAAATTATATAAATTATAATCATCATCTATATTTGCTTTTGCAAACATATACCATCTTTTATCAAATTCATCAACATTATATTTTAGACAACCCATTCCTATCCATTCACCACAAATAGCACTATTGTTATGTAATTCAGTTTCTAGCTCATTTTTATTGTCTAATAGCCATTGATACAACCCTTTATATAACATTCCTTTTTGTTCTTCAATTTCATCAATGCAAATAATATTATTCCTTTGTGCAAAGTATAATTTGTCATCTTTCTTAAAAAATACTAAATTACTACCATCTATCTTTTCAGTAAGATAAACTTTATCGCCTTTGCAACTAACTCTTTTTGTCTTTGGATAAATTTCTTTTTTTATCATTTAATTTCACCTACTTTTTTTATTATTTCTTTCAATTCTTTTTGTCCCTCTTTTGAAGATGGCTGAGATACCATATTTACAAGTACACCTTGTTGTAATCCTAATGCCTTTTCATATTTAACAAGGACTTTAGGCCTGAAAGACCATTGTCCATGAAAATAATTTGATATATTTTGAGGGGTTGTCCTACTTTCGCCTAGTTGTTCTTCTATTTTGTTTAATTCTTGGCATAATTTAGCATTAGTCCATTTTTTCTTATGAAGAATCATTTGTATATAATCAGATACATTTATCATTATTTACTTCTTCTCCTTCATCTGTAATATAATGACTTAAATCAGTAAAATGTTTATCGGGATTAAATGGTACTTCACTTGGAAAGTTTCTGCTTAAATAATAATGACCACCATCCACTGATACCTTTCCGCATTTACATTGTTTATAATCATGTACTGTTTTGCTTTCTATAATGTCACCACAATAATTGCATTTTATTTTGTTAGTTATTATTTCCATTTGACACCTCATTTATATAATCAATGCACTCTTGCTCAGAATCAAATTGCTTTTCAATATTACCTGCCATTAAATATTGCTTATCATTATCACGTTTCCAACAACCTGCCCAATCAATCGGCCTTACATACCATTTTTTACTTATATATAATTGTCCATAATAATAATTTTTTAATATTCCTGCATTTGTTGGTGTTATATATTCATTAGCCATTGTTAATCATCCTCTTTTACTCGGTTGTTTTTGCCACATTCTGGACAATTAACATAGTAAACAAGGTTATTATCTTTTTTTATTTCTTCTTTTGTAGCCTTACGAAAAATCGCATTATGACCATACATACCTAATTCATACTGTTTTTTAAAAACACCAACATCTTTTCTATCATATTCAAATTCACACCCACAATCGCAAACTGCATATCTCACATAATTTTTTCCATGTTTTATTACTTTCATTCTTCCACCTCTTTTATTATTTGAATTGTCCTAGCTCGTCCATTCTGAGTTTTTATATATCCTTTATCTTCTAAAATAAGCAATTTCTTAAATACTGTATTAACATCACATTTTAATATATTAGCAAGTTCACGATTTGTAGGGCTATATCCATATTCGTTAATAAACCACTCAATTGCTTCCAATAACATTTTTTGTTTAATGCTTAATTTATTCTCCGACATAACTCTCTCCACAAGCATTACAGATATATTTTCCATTATCTATTTTGCTGAATACATTTCCACCACATTTACATTTAAAATTTTTGCCATCTATCTGTATTAAAACAGCATTATCAACAATTTTTTCCTGTTGTGTTTCATTTAATGAGCATATAAATTTTTTAGTGTTATCTAAATTCATAACCGATAAATACATTTCTATTAAAAATCGTTTGATTTTCCAATCGGCAGTAAATTCGGCAACCAATAAATTTTCAAAATCACTTAATATTGCTTGTCTTAATTTATTTTCATTTATCATTTAATCACCCCAATCATCATTTATACAACAATCTTTCACATCATCTTGTATTGAAAGGAAATCTTTTAAATATTTGCAATATTCCATTCTACAATTATATTCTTTATTAAATCTATAACAATGAAACGGGCAATGCTTTACTTTATAACCACCATATGGATATTTCTTACTAGGTTTAATTGGTTTTTTAGGGGTATAGCAATATGGTGTGTTTTTAGGAATAACAAGCTTTGCTATTAAATCTTTAATCATCTATTCCACCTCATTTAATAACCATAATAATGTTTCTAATTCTGTTCTCATTGAACATTTTGGATTTTTCTTTAAATATTCTATTCTTTCTCGAATATCTTCTTCATTTTTGATTGATTTATATTTTTGATAAAAGTTATATAATAATTTATATTGATTGTACATTTCATATAAGGCATACATATTGTCTTTTATACTGTCTTTATTCATAATATTTCCACACTTTCATAAACAATATAAGAAATATCTTTGCCATCATATTGTTGTAATATTGGAAATTTTTCTAAATCTTTCTTAGGAATATTGCCATCGAATGTTCTATATTCTCTAGCAGTCATAGTTGGACTGGTTTTTAGCAATTCTAATTTGATGTTAGTTTCTATATATTGGTTTATTTCAGCATCTATATTTTTATATTCATAAGAATAATTATAATCAATTAATTCTCTAGCTCTATTTATAAAATCATCACTATCTTGTTCAATAATTGATAAAGCTATATTATTATTATTTCTTTTATAATCTAGCAATTCTTTTTGTCTATCTGAATTATCTTCGTATACTAAATAACTTCTTGTATCATTATTTTTTAAGTTATACTCTAATAAATCATATAATCTTAAAATATGATGATGCTGTTTAGGGTCAAATCCCCATTTTTCAAATTCACTATGCTTACTTGGATACTCATGTGTTAAGGCTTTTCTTTTCTCATACATAGCGCCTAAAATACTTTTTAAATTTGGTCTAAATTGTTTAAACAATTCTTTTATGTATTTATCTCCAATAGAATATTCAGTATCTATTGCTTCAACATAACTAAAATTACCTTTTTTTATAACATCATAGAAAGTTATTAAATCTTTAACATCTATATTACCATTTTCACATTCAATAGTTGTACTTGTTACTTTTCTAAATATAATATCTTGTAATGTAGGTAATATAATTGCCTTAACATCTATATCACTCTGTTCATCACTTAAATTATAGTTTTGACTTCCATATAGTCCAATATAAATAACTTTATATCCTTTTTCTTCTAATATTTTCTTTCTATTGACTAATTCCTTAAATATATCTATTTTATCCATCAGTCTTCCACCTCACTTCTCAGAGCCGATAGTTTAAATTCATTATAAGTTGATAAATATATTCTTTTACCTCTCATAGCAAAATATGGATTTATCATTAAACATTTTTGATTTTTCTTATATGGCACTTTATGAATAATATCATCTGCTATCAAGCCTTTTAATTGCCTTTTTATAGTAGTTTCACTCACTTCACATACTTTTGATAAATCTTTTAATCGAATGATTTTGCCATTATCATAGCAACATATATTGTCCATATAACCAATATGGCAAGTTAGATAAGGAAGTATTGAATATTTTTTACAATATTTATCAAATATTTTGGGATTGATTTTGATAAAATGGTACTTTATGTCGGTAGTATCATTTAGATATTCTAATGTACCTTTACGAAGAATACGATCACCATCATCAAGACATATTACTCGGTCAATATTTTCTAATTTTTGAAGAATAACACCATTTTCATCAGCCAAAAATCCTTGTGCCATTTAGTCCTATTCTCCTATTATTTCTCTATATTTTTGTAAAATTTCTTCGTAATTATCTAATTTATTTTTAAACATATTATAATCATGATTTTTGTCATCTATGCTATTTAATACACACTTTATAGGAGATATTTTTTTATCTTCTAAATATTTTATAAACTCTTTTTGTTGAATTTCTTTTTTGTCTAATATATTTAAACATTTTCTATACGAAATTTTGCTTTCTTCTTTTCCTTTAAAAATACAAATTTGCGTTAAATTGTCTGCTGTTTCTAACTCTTTTTTATATTCTTCAAGTTGTTTCTTTAATTCTTGACTTTCTTTTTGCAATAATAATTTATCTGCTATAACATTTGCTAGTTCTAATTCTTCTTCACTTGCACCACTTATCATTTATTCATCACTCTCTACTTTCTATTACTCATTTTCTAATTTATTTAAAATCTTTTTTAGATTAATTAATAGTCTTTCAATTTCTTCAATAGGTAGATTACTATAATTATTGTTTTCTATTAACATTTCATCTTTTTTGTTTTCTAAATAAGATTCAATATTTTTTAATACTAAATAGTCTTTAATCTTTAACATTACTATCAATCTCCCTTAACATTTCATAAAAAATTGCTTTTAATTCATAATAAGAAAACATATTTAGACTATAAGGAAGTGTTTTTTTAGCTTTATCATGATATTTTTGTATTTTCTTATCATATTTCTTCTTATTCATTACTATCACTTCCTTGTTCTAGTTCTTGTAATTTTTCAAAATATTTTAACCAACAATCTTTATAATTATCATTGCAATTATTCTCACACCACTCGTCTTCATAAAAAATGCTTTGTGATTTATCTTCATTAGTATTATTTTCAAACCCAAGATTTAAAGGGCATTCTTCTTTGAAAAATGAAAAGTTTAATATAGTATCAATTAAGTCTTTTAGTTGTTTATTTTCTTCAACGTTTGACTTTAAAAGTATGTCATAAGTTTGTACAGCTCCATTTAATTTTTTATTTTCTTGTTGTAATTTTGCAATAGACAAATTTTTATTTTCAATTAATTCTCTCATTTGGTCTACAGTTGCTATATCCCCATCAGGATATGTTCTATAATGATTATCTTCTACATCATAATAAATATTCATTCTGATACCTCTTTTAATAAATCTTCAACAATTTCTAAATAAGATAATAAACAACTTTTTGATAACATATTGTCATCTCGATTATTGTTTAATATATTTCTTGTTTCTTTTGTTTCATTGAGTATTCTATCAATAACTTCTTTTTGCTTTTTTAATTGAGATTGTATTTGATTATAATGATTTATTATTTTTATTATTTGCTTCAACTGTTTTTTTGTTATAGCAATTAAACCTATATCGTCTAAATTTTTAGATAATACTAATTGTGAAGTAAAATCTTTATATAAATTTTCTAATTCTTCTTTATCCATTATTTTTATTTCTCCTTTTTAGTTACTATTTGAAATATTTTCTATACGGCTTTTAGCAATTTCAAAATAGTTTTTATTCAGTTCTATTCCTATAAAATTTCTATTTAACTCTTTACAAGCAACACCTGTTGTGCCTGACCCCATAAATAAATCCAATATTGTATCATTTTCTTTCGTAGATAATAATATGCAAGCTTCTGGTAATTCTAAAGGAAACCCACTATGTCCCCATTTAGACTTTGTTTCTTTTCTTCCAAAACTTTTATTTGATTGCTTTCCACGATTAAACGGAATTTCCCATACATTTCCCACATTTTTCGTTTTAAATAATTCTGGAAATCTTGAATATAATTCTTGTTTATGCAACTTTACGCCTGCAGAAGTATGTTTTAACATAAAAATATATTCACACTGATTAGTTAATTGTCTATCAGTATTGGCTGGTTGTTGATTATATCTATACCAAATAATTGTATCGTGCAATTTAAACATTATTTTTCTTGTTGCTAATTCCATTATTTCAAATGCTCTGATCGTTATTTCACTATCATTTATCACGTTCAAATAAAATGTACCGTCATCTTTTAAAACACGTTTGCATTCTTTTAACCATATTTCACACCAATCTAAATATTGTTTATATGAATTAAAATACGCTTCATATTCAAAACCTTTCCAATAAGGCGGGCTAGTTATAATACAATCTATTGATTTATCAGGTATGTCTTTAATTAACTCTAAACAGTCTCCATTTTTTAAAATTATTTCCATAATAGATCCTCACTTATTGTTTGTTTTAATTGATTTCTTCAATTCTG